GCAGCGTGATGCAGCTGAGATCCCTATTAGACACGGGAATTAACGCCCGTACTTTATGAGGGATCTGCTTCACCATCCAGTCTGAGAGGCACCAAAGCCCCTTGTGATAGGCGTTGTTTGAAACGTCTATCCACGACTGTAGTGAATCAGCTGTGGACCCTGGACTCAGTGTCGACAAATATAATGGGCTCACATCGAACCCATCATACGCGTCAATTCCGCAAGACTCACGGAATTTACCACTGTAATGCGTCTTTGACGCATTAACCTTTAACTCCAAGTAGGAGAGAAGGAGATCCAGAGTAGGTACTGCTGACGACGGTATTATTATATCGTCGCCATAGACCCGGACTTCCCGTGCAGCACGCTTTATCGATTTGGAGGTCACTTTGTGACCTCCCTCGTATAAAACGACAGCTATACTAATCATAGTATAGATGATTGTTTGCACAGGAAACGTGGTTCCGTTGCCCTGCGGTGCATACTTACGTAAACGTAAGTAATATTGCTCTCCAACACCCGTTGAGTTAACTATCCAACGAGTGCGGCAAGCATGCAACGCACGTATAAGCGACTCATTAGCCGCGAATGCGCGTTCAACTACCCAACAAGACAGTCTGTCACTAGCTGAGGAAAGATCCACAGTTGCGTGAGTTCCTGTTTTGGAGGCACGAAGACAGAAATCCCGAGAGGGATCCTGACTCTTGAAGTTGACAGAGGAACGGATTTGGTGAGGGAGATTCTCCCTCAACCAATTCATCATACCTAACTGAAGGTATTGATGAGCCACAGGCTCAGATGCAATCAACCTGGGAGACTTGAGCGTCTTAGGCACAGCAATCAGCTTTGCCGGATGCTCCTGAACACCATAGTTGACAACTTCTGTAAGATGCATGTCCTCCCGAGATTGGCCGAAAAGCACAAAGGGAAAGAACCCTTCAAGCTTATTAGGCCAGTTCGGAATGTGATACTTATCACATTTGGACGGAGCATCAGCCACAGCGCCGGGTCCGTGAGACGGATAGACATCATGGGGTATGACTTCTGGCATGGTTGATGAAACTATGCGACAAACGTCATCCAAAGCCCGTAGTAACGGTCTTGGCACGTGATCTCCTTGAGAGAGCACGTCCCCGTGTCTGTTTGAACAGTCTGCGAAGGATAGTCGTTGGCTTGTCTGTCCAAAAGTGTCAGCAAGCCTATCAAGATCCCAACGAAGAGAAGGAATCCTAAGACGACTATCAATTTGAGCAAACTCGGTAACCGCATCCATAAGGGTTGCATCACTGCAGTCCTTCTTCACCTTCTTAGCGAGCAACAATGTTGACCTAAGAAAGAATATATGGTTGGGGTCCACCGTTTCAAGCAGATTACCATCTACATCGAAACACTTGGCAAAGAGGCCAGCAAGGAATTGCCGGCTTCCGCCCTGTACCTTCCCGAATGTTTTCGGCAAGGCCTTAGGGCTCAAGTGTCCTCTAGACAGTGCAGAGTCTACGACTTTGCACGCGTCCGGCATGTCGATCATCATGAACGGCATGCCTCGCGAGGTTACGATGTGT